TTATCAACAGTCTTGAGCAGACCTCTTCCAACTGCGTTGGTGATATAAGCAAGATTCCCCTGCAGTGCGTTAGAAGCGTCTATAGAACTCTCAAGTCCTACCATAGCACCCCATGTGACAGTACCGCCAGCTACAGAAAGCTCGGCAACACCACCACCGTTAGCTACGTTGAGCTTATAGCCAATACCTGAAGGCTGCGTATTAGCAACCAGAGTATCGGGACCAAGAATGGTCTTCTCTAACTGGCGGGCAACGGCAGTAGCGATATTGTCAAGCAGGAGCCTCTCAGCGCCCACGCCGTCCTGTGCAAGGAACAGTTTTGATACATCAATGTAAGCGGTAAGCCTTAACGGTGAGAAGTTCACCTCAGAATGAGCGCCCGCACCGTCAGCAGCAGGACCAACTTCAGTAGCCCATGCAACGGCTGTTCCGGAATAAGAGGGAATAGATACGTTACCTACCAGACCCGGCATAAAGGTTGCGCCAGCCTGTGAAAACACCAGCTTGTCAACAAGCGGAGGAAGGATACTCTTTTTATCCTCTGAAACTATCTCCTGCCCCTGTGCGGCAGTACCTGCAAGAATGTCAGCACGTTCATAGTACGAAGGGATAACTATATCCCCCGCACTGTTAACGCCACTTTTGCGGAACTCCTGTCTACCAATGGTAAATACATCCTTGGCAACATCTGAGAAACCCTGCCCCTCAACCCTGCTGCGGATAGTTTTCATCAGTGAAAATTTCTCCCTTGGTTTGGCATAGTGAACATTGCCGAAACTACGTACTTCTGAGCCTTCATTAGCCCTGAGTTTTTCTGTTTCCATCTCCAGATCAAGCTCTTTGAGCCTGCGGAGGTTAGCGTGAAGCGTACCCATCTCGGTATCTGTCAGCGCCCTACCTTCTGCTTTAGCCTTCTCGGTTATATCCGTCTTGGCATCAAACAGTTTTGTTTTTTCATCTTGAATTTCTAAAATAGTCATCTTGTTAAATTGTTAATTTCATACTCATCAATATATAATCTGTATGCCTGTTCAAGATCTGTAGCTGCACTGCGCTGAAAGCTGATAATAGGCTCATCCGGCACCTCAACAGTGACAGGTGGCTTTACCTCTTCCTTAATAGGTTCGCTCATCTCCTTAATAGCATCTAAACTCCTTTTTGCCACGGTTGTATCCGTGTATGCCGGGCTGTAAACCATTGACATATCAAAAATTTTATCAAAGGCTTTTATAGTCCTGTTCCATGTTCCGTCTTCATTTTTTTCCCACTGCTCTCCGCCGGGCGCAACAGTAAAGGCAAATGAAGATGCCCGTATGTCGCCACGCTCAACCCCCTCAAGCACTTCGTCACCAAGACTATATTTAGGTGCATTAAAATTATATCTAACACCCGTCTCAGTAATCCTTAATCCCATACTTCCCTTGCCCTTAGTATATCTGGCAAGAATCCCCCTACTAATATCATGATTAAGAAGTGCTAAAACATCAGAGCGATCCAACACCCCCTCCATCGCTTCGGGTAAAATTATCTCTCGAAATCCCCCAAGATCAAGGCTCCATTTTTGAAAAACTATTCCATAGCCCTCAATAGCCCTATCGCCTATTGCCCGAACTTCGGCATCTTCATATGCAATTCCCCTTACTTCTAATTTATCCATTATGCTGCCTTTCTTTGTCTTCTAATTACCCATGCCTCTTTCATTTTTCGCTTTGCCTCTTCTGAGTTAGGCTTGCCCTTATTCCATGTCTTATGTCCCTTGGTAAAAGAACCGCCAGTTACCTTACCGGTTTTAACGCCTTTTCGCATCTTACTCATCCTCTCCCTCTCGCCGGGTTTCTCCCATCGCTTCAATTGAGCTTCTTTAAGTTTTTTCTTAGTAGTATCCTTTACAACTCTTCCCTTTGGAGAAGGAGGTATAACGCCATTGCGCTTATTATATTCGCTTATCTTCCGCTTTGCCTCTTCGGTATGCTTATATCCCAGCGGACTGTTGGCTGAGAGAAAATTATTAAAGTATGTTTTAATACTATCCAAATAAAATTGCTCCATAGACATCAGGTTATCTTTGTCGCAAAATGCTATTATTGAAAACTGTAAATCAGATACTCCATATTTATTATAATGCCGCTGTAATTTCTGTGAATGATGCCTCTCGTTTTTTAATTGCCAAATATGTTCTTTCCACCTCTTGTCAATGTTCACGGCACTGCCTATGTAAACTCTTTCGGGCTTACTGATAGACTGGATTTTATATATGCCGCTACACTTGCTCATCTTCTTTCAACTTAGTATTCTTGTCTTTTGTCTTTGTCTGTAATTGATCCACAGGCGCCATGCTTATCTGTATCATAGGCTTGTCGGCGTTCTCATGCTTGAACTTGGGATTGCCGCACTCCTTACGTACCTCATTGACCGTGTACCCACCCACCTGGAACATCTTGCTTGCGTAGTTGGCCCTTGCGTCAAGATTGGCCCTTAAAAGTTCATCTATATTAAGGTTTAGTCTTGTTTTCAACCTTAAAGAAGGCCGGAACAGCTTGCGGTTAAACTCCGCTTCAATCTTCGCATCCAACGGGCTTATGGTATCTGTTAAGAATCCTAACTGAAAGCTCTCAATATTGGAGTAGGTTAGGTTATTACTATCAAACACCTTTGAAGGTGACACTCCAAAGAAGCGGCATATCTCAATAACATTATACTGTCTTGTCTCAAGCATCTGTGCATCCTTCGGATTCACAGTTATAGGCTTAAACTCTAAACCTCCCTCCATCACTGCTATCCCTCCGGGGTTGCCGGATGATACATTAAAAGCCTCGGCCCACGATTGTTTCATCTGCATGGCCTTCTCCTTGGTGAGCTTACCCTCGGCGGCTATGATACCGCTCATGTTGGCACCGGAGGTAAAGAAGCCCTTGGCGGTTCTCTCTGAGGAATAAGCCAGCGCCATAGTGTCGGCAGCGTGTCGCAGGGTGCTTACACCCGTGAGGCCATCATAGGAGAAGTTTAGCAGGTGTATCATGTCTTGCCCGTCAACAATCTTTCGTGGCTCAGTGCCATCACCCACTTCGTAATAAACGGTACCGTCTTTACGCAGGAACATCTTGACAAGCTCGGTGACTAAATCCAATCTTACCGGATCCCCTCTCTGGTTTCTTGTTATGCTTATGTAGCCGTTGCCGTCAAGAAGCATTTTGCTCACCAGCATCTTCATCATCGTGTACCGGCTCATATACGGGGCCGGTTCATTGTTGAGCATATAACTGCTCTGATGGAACGGGTTGGTAACAAAGCCCTCATCATTATTGTACTCCTGCACCAGCCATGATTGTGAGGCTATGGCATCACTGATTACCTCTGTACACCTATACACGGCAGACAACTGCATTGATAACTGCATACTGATAGGATTGGAAGTAAACCCATAGGGCAGCCCCACGGCGTTGGTAGGGTCGTAGCTTACGTTATACCGCTGCTCCGGCTTCATTGCCTTTATAACCCGCTTGAAGATATTGTCACTCATTCTCAGAATATTTGTGTGCCGTTGTAGCTCTTATTATGCTCCAGGTAGGCCGCAAGGCTGTGAAGCATGGCAATAACACCGTCAATTTTTTTCTTAATACTATCCTTATTGGGTTTAACATTTCCATTGAAGTCGCTGCGGATCTCCACGTTCCTTAAACAATACCTTGTGATAGGGTTGTCATCCAGAACAATGTTGCCGCTTAACATTAGCCTCTCAAACTCTTTGGTGCAGTTGTTGAAGTTACCTATAGTTTGAACGAATGGGGTAAGATTTAACCCTTGCTCTTCGCTCTGTGTGGCCCACTGTGAAGCGTTGTACTTATCGTAGAACACATCTACAATATCTACATTGCTGCTCACCTCAAGCATATCCTTGGTAATGTAGTTGTAATCGGTCACGTTGCCGGGGGTGGTCTTGAGGTACTTGTGAAACACCCAATCCTTATAGTAAGAGATGTCAGCGTGTACCCGTGCATACAATGTATCTACCGGCACATAGTAGTCAAGGAAAAAATAATACTTCTCATCCTTGAAAAACATATAACTCACCGCCGTGAGGTCCACGTTAGAGGCAAGGTCAACACCGCAATAACACTCCTGGTCTTTGAAGTCCTCAAACTTTAATTTCCGGGATGCACCTTGAATGAACTCTTCTGGAATCCAAACCGTAGCACTGTCGCACCACATATTAAGGTTCTTGGTCTTAACACTAACCTCATCTGCCGGGGAATTGACTGCCTGATTGACCTGTCCTGCTATAAAGGATTCTTTTACGGTGACGTTCATATTGGGGTTAGCCTTAACCCATAGGGTGCTATCCTTCCAATCGTCACCCTCATCCATGGAATAGATTACTCCAAAGAAGCTCTCATCTATCTTGTCACCCGTGAGGATGTCACCGCACACCTGCCGCAGTTCATAGCAGGGTAGGTTCTTGTCGAACCCTGCGGTAGTGATAGTGATAAGCAATGGATTGGTACGCATACCCATTGAAGAGCGCAGCACATCCCTTACCTTGCTATCCGGGGCGCTGTGGTATTCATCCACCACACCCAGCGAGCAGTTGTAACCGTCGAGCTTGTTAGCATCGGAGGCAAGAACCTTAATAAAGCTATTGGTCTTATCGTAGAAAATATCCTTGTATCGGTGGCGTATTCTCTCCTCGTCAGGATCGTAACCAAGAGCAAAGCCATCAACCATCGCAAAGGCAATCTTAGCCTGGTCGAGAGAGTTGGCAGAGAATAGTATCTCACCCCCATCCTCTCCGTCTTCAATAAGATGGTAAAGAGCAAGTGCCGCAACAAGAGCTGTCTTGCCGTTCTTACGGGCTACTTCAATGTAGGCTGTCTGAAACCTCCTGCTGCCGTCCTTGTTGTAGAATCCATAGAGGTTAGCTATAATGAAAAGCTGCCACGGCTCAAGGGTAAAGTGTTTTTTGGAAGTCTCACCCTTAAAGTGCTTTAGCTTCTTGATGAACTTGACTACCTTAATGACGGCATCCTCACGGAACTCCCAGCTATTCGCATCGTCTTCGCCCCCGCCACTGCGTTTCAAATCATTGACGAATCTTGCCACGGCATTCTTTAAGTGAACGCCAGCCGGGATAGTCCCGTTGAGGATGTCTTCAATATATTTATCTACCTCCGCTATCACCTATATTCTACTTCTCTTTTTACTCCCGGGCTATACCTTCCGCTTGCTGCCCCCACCATCCTCAACTTCTTATGTGCCTGCTTGTGGCACTCTACGCATAAAGAGATAAGATTGTCGTAATCATAAGCCAGCGACAAATCATTATCTATCTCAAAGGGTTTAATGTGATGTATCTCTTTCGTGGGGGTTGTCTTGCCCTGACGGGCGCATTCCTCGCAAACCGGGTTGTTCCTTATCTTAGCAGCACGCAGATCCTTCCATCTCCGGGTATTGTATACCTTCTGATATTCCTTCTTGTTTACCGTCACCGGCCTCTTGCTCTTTATGAGTTTGATTGTCGGCATCAGTTCATCACGGGATTATAGAAGTAAAGTATCCAAGCGTGACACTGCGGGCGCAGGTAAGTTGCAAAGTAAGAGGCGGGGTATGTGTAGGTAACTTCCATGAAACGCAATTTAATACTTTTGTGTCTTTAATTGGCAATTTCATGTTAGAAATTATTAACATCATAAAGTATTGATAATGAAAAGATGTTTAGCGAAAAGTTTAAGCGGGCACCCTTTTAATTTCCTTGATATGGAAAACAGGAAGGCGTTTTTTCTTCATTATACTTAGAGCGTGCTTCTTGTCTCTGGCATAAAAATAATTATACCCACAACTTTTACCCGAATGAGAAGTAGTCTCTACCTCCCAATATTTGAGCGTCATTTTTTCAAGATTGGTAAGCGGCTTAACGGCGGTTGCCTTGTCCCTCTTTTTTGGTTTTGATTTATCCCTATAAACATTCTCGTGCTGTAAATGCCATTGTGTATGACAGGCATCACATAATGTTAGCAAAGACCTGCTTGGATAATTCCAGGGCTCAGTTGATTCTTTGTAATAATAAGTATGGTGTACCCGTAAGTCCTTAGTGCAACCGCAAACGGTACACTTATATCCATCACGCTCTAATATTTTTTTGCGCTTGTGGTACCACCTTTTGTCTTTGAGTTGTTCGTAGTAATTCATGTTGCTTTTTTTGTACCCGTCCCACCCCTTTGCTCTCTTTTCTTTAAGCCTTGCTTTCTTGGAAACCCTGAGAGAGGAGCACAGTTCGGTCCTTGTAGTTACAACACTACTTAGAACTTTCCTCTCTCAGATGCGCTCGCTTTCCCGGAGCCACCCCTCGGTCTGGAGTCTGTTGTGAAACACTGTGTCCAACAGCTTGCAGTCAACTTGCGAGCCTACAGCGGCCCGTTACGCTCCCTCACTGCTTAGTTCCGGGTGTGCCCTTGCGTAATCCCGTGGTAGGGCACTTTATTTATCTGACAGCCACCGTTACTATAATCCCGTCCTGTCAGATGATGTCACAAGGAAAAGCGGTGGCATCTACGCTGCTAAGTCCTTCCAGAGCTGAGGCTCTTTACCTCTCGTAGTACCACCGCCTATATATTGGGCATAAAAATAGCCCGGAGTTTTCGGGCAGTGATGCCCTGGAGTAACTTAGCTGAAACAAATTTATACATTCTTTTTATACCCGTGTGCAGTTATGAGGTAAAAGTTATTAACACTTTAACTCCTTCTCCTTAAAGTAAATAATCCTGACAGTCTTAAACAGGTGTATGTTACC